TGATGATGAAGTAGGACACATTATGGGTTGTCAAGATTGTGGCTACTATGATGTGTATAGAGAGGACGCAGAAACAGAAGAAGTAATCGAAGATTATCAAGGTTACGACCACTACTATGCACAAGAAGATAAAGATAACAAAGAGGAAAACAAATGAGTAAAGACATAACAGAACAGATCGATGATATATGCGAGGCACAATATGGTCATACTAATTGGGCATTTGCAGACACATTGACAGAAGAAGAACTTAAAGAAGTCAAAGATAA